ATATAATGTAAACAGAGATAAAACAGTTTATTCAGTAGATTCATATGATGGTAACTCAACAGCATTATGTTTGACAGTTGATACTCCAATCGAATTAGCAAATGGTGATATTATAGAAATTGGTGATGCTGAAGAAGGAATGAAATTAAAAGGATATTCTCTAAATGGTTTAGATTCACATGATGATTCTAATTATATGGATTGGAATACTTCTGAATTAAATGCAGAAGAAAAAGAAGTAGAAGTTTCAAATGTTGTATTTTCATTCGCAAGTAGATATTATAATATCAACAATGGAGAAGTTAAAGCAACATCTGAACATCCATTCTTAATTTTAGAAAACGGAACATATAAATTTAAAAGAACTCATTTATTAAATGAAGGTGATATTCTTATAAAGGCAAATGAAGAAGTTGCAATTGAAAGTATAGATATAGTAGATGAAGATGTAGAAATTGTTTCAATAGATGTAACAAATACAGACACATATATAGCAAATGGATTTATAACACACAACAAAGGTGGTAATTCACATACTGACTTTGATGGTCCAACTGCACCAACAACTGTATCTTATTCACATCCAAATTTATCATGGAGTGGAGGTACTGCTGATACTGATTCATCAGCTGGAATTACGGCATTTGATATTCAAGTAGATAATAATTCAGACTTTTCATCACCAGTTATTGATGAAACAAACTGGGATGCATCTCCAATACAATTATCAGGTGTAATTGCAGCAGGAACTTATTACGCAAGAGTAAGAAATAAACAATCAGGTTTAAATTCTGGTTGGACTACGGTTGGTGGTAATAACTCATCCTTTACTGTAACCGCATGGCCAGCATAATAATTTTTATGTTTTCAAAAAAATCATATATTTATATATATAAAAAGAAATTTTAACTAAAATATATCAAAATGGCAGAAACAATAAAGTTTACACAAGAAGAAGTTTCACAAATTAACCAACTTAGACAAGATGTTGGAAATATTTTCGTACAACTTGGACAATTACAAATTGAAAAGAAAAGAAGAATTGAAGAAGTTGAAAATACTGAAAATCAATTAATACAACAACATCAAGACCTTGTAAAACAAGAGCAAGATTTGTTTAAGAGTTTAAATGATAAATACGGAGATGGAAACTACGACCCAAATACTGGAGAATTTACACCATCTAAAACAGAAGAAACTAATTCCGAAGATAGTAAAAAATAATCTTTGGAAAAAGTAATTAATACTTATATAAGAGTATTATTATACAAAAATTAACAAGGAGTAAAATAAAATGGCAGAAAAAATTGTATCACCTGGTGTATTTACGAGAGAAAATGACCTTTCTTTCGTTGCTCAAGGGGTTGGTGAAATAGGAGCAGCAATTATAGGACCTTTCCATAAAGGACCTGCTTTCGTTCCAACCATTGTAAATACACAATCAGAATTTGAAGAAATATTCGGTACACCTAATGGAGATTACTATACAGGATATACCGTACAAAATTATTTAAGAGAAGCTGGAACAGTAACTATTGTTAGAGTAGGACATATTGGAGGATATACTGAAGTAGCACCAGAAGCTATATTAGTACAACCAACATCAGGTTCTAATACTGGCGCAAAAATAGTTGGTGTTTTAAATACTACTCATTTATGGGGTAGTGATACTGGTGTAACTGCATCAATCGATGCACAACCATCATCATCAGCATTCGCAATCAGTATTAGTGGTTCAGATAGTAACTACAATACAACAATATCAGCATCAATTGAACCAGCTGCAGCAAACGATTTATCAGATGTATTTGGTGAATCTGCAAGAGGTCCAAAAGGTGCATATCTTTACAAATACTTTGAAAAGTCCGCAACTGATTTAAAAGTAGGATTTTCAGCAAGTGGTTCATTTGTAACAAGATTAGAATTAGCAAACCAACCTTTCACTAACGATTGTCAATTCGCAACAACTCCTTGGATTAAATCACAATTGATTTCTGGTGAAAGACACGACCTATTTAGATTCCATACTTTAGGTGATGGTACTAATTATAATAAAGAATTTAAAATCGCTATCTTTAATGTAAAAGCAGCAGGTTCATCAAACGCTACTGACTACGCAACATTCTCAATTGCAGTTAGAGGATACTCTGATACTAACAAAAGACCAGTAGTTCTTGAAACATTTAACAATGTTAACTTAGACCCAGCTTCACCAAATTACATCAAAAAGATAATCGGTGATATGGACATTACTATTGACTCAAATGGTAAAATGACAATGAATGGTGATTATAGAAACTATTCTAAATATATTAGAGTAGAATGTTCTGATGAGGGTTCATTCCCAATTACAGCAGGACCATTCGGACACGCTAAATATTTATCACCAATTGTAGGTAATGACACATATATGCCAGCAGTAATTTTCTCAACGGCATCTGATGACAATACAGCATCTAATTCAACTCAATATAGTGGTATTGACTTAGAAACTGCAGTAACTAAAATTGATAATGCACATTTCTTATCTCCAATTCCAGTTGGAGCTGCAAATGGTACAAACGCAGTATTTGGGTTTGACTCACAATTATCATATGAACTTACAGGTTCTGCAGCAGTAGATGTTAATAAGAGACAATTATTAGTTGGTTTCCAAGGTGGATTTGACGGAATTAATCCATCAATTAAATCAGCAAAATATGGTGACTCAGATTTTGGAGCAGGAAACTCACAAGGATTTGATTTATCAACTTCAACAGCAAGTGGTTCAGTTGCTTATGTAAAAGCAATCAACGCAGTATCTAACCCAGATGATTTCGATATCAACTTAGTATCAGCACCTGGTGTAATTAGAAGATTACACTCATATGTGTTTGATAAAGTAACTGATATGGTAGAAGCAAGAGAAGATGCATTCTTCATCGGTGATGTAACAAGTGGTGGAGATACTATCGGTCAAGCAATTACTCAAGGTGAGGCAGTTGATTCAAACTATGTAGGTACTTACTATCCATGGGTTAAAACAATTGATAGTAGAACTAACAAACTTACAACTATTCCACCATCAGTATTGATGCCAGGAATTTACGCTTCAAACGATGCAGTTGCAGCTGAATGGTTCGCACCAGCAGGTTTAAATAGAGGTGGTATTGTAGGAGCAGTATCTGTATTAAACAGACTAACACACGCAGAGAGAGATACTTTATATGAAGGTAAGATTAACCCAATCGCTCAGTTCCCAGGAGAAGGTATTGTAGCATTTGGTCAAAAGACACTTCAAGATAAAGCATCGGCATTAGATAGAATCAATGTTAGAAGATTATTAATTAAAGTTAAGAAATTTATCGCAAGTACTTCAAGATACTTAGTGTTCGAACAAAACACAGCATCAACAAGAGGTAAGTTCCTAAATACAGTTAATCCTTATTTAGAAGCGATACAACAAAGACAAGGTTTATACGCATTCCGTGTTGTAATGGATGAAAGTAATAACACTCCAGATGTTATCGATAGAAATATCTTAGCAGGAGCAATTTACTTACAACCTACTAAGACTGCTGAATTCATCGTAGTTGACTTCAACATCTTACCAACAGGGGCAGCATTTAATGCATAATATAAAAAAATAAAAAGGATATATTTATTAGTATATAATAGGAGATTAAAAAATGGCAGAAGTATTAGAATTTAACGAGATGTTTTATACCAACTTCGAACCGAAGATGAAGAATAGATTCATCATGGAAATCGATGGTATACCTTCTTATCTCATAAAAACAGCTAACAGACCAACAGTATCTTTTGAAGAAGTTACTCTTGACCACATTAATGTTAAGAGAAAACTAAAAGGTAAAGCAAGTTGGGAAAATGTTGAAATTACATTATATGACCCAATTGTTCCAAGTGGTGCACAAGCAGTAATGGAATGGGTTAGAACATCACACGAATCTTTAACAGGTAGAGATGGATACGCAGATTTCTATAAGAAAGATGTACAATGTTACCTATTAGGACCAGTTGGTGATAAAATTGAACAATGGACTCTAAAAGGTGCATATATTCAATCAGCTAATTTCAATGACTTAGATTGGGCAAACGCAACTGACCCAGTAGATATAAGTTTAACATTAGCATATGACTACGCAATCTTAGAATTCTAATACTAATAATATTTCTGAATAAAAAAAAGTTCTCTTAGTGAGAACTTTTTTTATGCTCTTTTTCCAACTTTTTAAAAAGTATATATTTATATAAAACAATTTAAATTAAAGTTTATGGCAAATTATGATTTTCCTACCGAAGTGATATCACTCCCATCACAAGGTAAATGTTATCCTGAGAGTAATCCCCTCTCAAAAGGACAAGTAGAAATTAAATATATGACTGCAAAAGAAGAAGAAATTCTTGCATCGCAGAATCTGATACGAAAGGGGGTGGTTCTTGACAAGTTATTTGAGTCGATTATAGTAGATAAGGATGTTAATATAGATGATATTCTTATAGGGGATAAAAACGCTATAATGTTAGCGACTCGTATTTTAGGTTATGGTAAAGATTATGTTATCGAAACCGAAGATGAAATGGGAGAAAAAGAATCAATTACAGTTGACCTTTCTAAAATTCAAACAAAAGAAATTGATTTTGAAAAACTTAATCAAGAAAATAAATATCAATTTACCACTTCTACTGGTGTTGTTATTGAATTTAAAATGTTATCACATGGTGATGAGAAAAAAGTAGAATCAGATGTAAGAGCTTTACAAAGATTAAATAAAGGTGGAGTATCTGCAGAAATAACAACAAGATACAGACACATGATTTTATCAGTTGATGGTAAAGATGATACAAAATCAATTACTGATTTTATTAATAATAAATTCTTAACAAAAGATACAAGAGCATTTAGAAAAGAACTTCTATCTCTACAACCTGATGTAGTTATGGAATATGAATATGATAACGAAATATCAGGAGAAAAGGAGAAACGCCCAATTCCTATGGGTGTAGGGTTTTTTTGGCCTTCCGAGTAACTACTCTGTTTTATTACATAAACAAATTTTTGAATTATGTTACTATGGTAATGGATTCAATCAAGAAGGAGTTTATAGGTTACCGATTCATATCAGAAACTTCTACTACAAACAATTAGTAGATGCGAAAGAGAAAGAAAAGACAGAAAACGACAAAGCAATAAAAAAGTCTAACGCAAAAGGACCAAATGTAAGAGTGAGGAAATAGTTCCTCACTTTTTTTTTGTCTTATATTTATAGTAGTATAATTAGGAGATAATATGAAAATAACTGAACAAGACAAATTAGAGTTTAGAAAACTTCAAGAAAAACATAATATCAAGGAAGGTCTTTTAAATTTAATATTTAGGAGAGCACTTAAAAAAGGTATTAAAGGAAATGCTAAACTTCAACAAACTATAAAAAATGCTGATAAAGAATTATCTCAAGCTAGAAAATGGATTAAAGACCAAGAAAAGCAAGGTAACAAAATTCATCCAGCATTGAAAAAGTATATAAATTAGGAATTTTATAAATGGCACAACAATCTGAAGCTGAATTAAAAAGGATTAAAGACCTTCAGTCATCTATCAATGTAACGATGGATGATATAATTTCCAAGCAAGATAAAAGAAATAAAAAGCTTGGTGAAGAAGTTTCCTTTATAAAAAAAATAACAGAAGATTTATCGGATACTGAATCTACTGCAAAGGCTCTTGCATTAGTAGAAGCTAAAAGATTACAAATATCAAAACAAAACTTTGGTGTCAATAATAAAAATAAAAAAGAAGTACTAACCCAAATAAGTGCAACCAAAAAGTTATTGGGAATTAGATTACAAGAAGGTCAGATTATACAACAAACCCAAGACCAAATAAAAGCTGTTACAGATTCACTTACATCAGGATTTGAATCAGCTGCAAGTTCATTAGAAAAAATACCACTAATAGGTGGGTTAATGGCAAAACCATTTAAAGCAGCTTCAGAATCTATAAAGGTTATGGGTAGTGTTGCTAGTGAAGTTTTTTCAGAAGTTTTCGCAAAAGAAATGATGAAAAAAGGTATGACTTTTGCAAAGGCTCATGAAAATGCAATGGGTGTGGTAATGAAAAGTGTAAAAGGACTTGCAGGTTCAATTGCTTCATTCTTTACACCAGCAGTAGTTTCATCGTTACTACTCATTGGTCTTGTTGGAGCAATGGTACTTTCTTTTGCAAAATTAGAATCAAGTGCAAAAGATTTTAGAAACGAAACTGGTTTAACTAAAACCGCAACTGAAGGATTAGAACTATCATTAGGACAATCATATAAAAATACTGCAGCATTAGGTGCATCGATGGAAGATGTATCAAAGGCAGCATCTTCATTTTCAACCGCATTTGCTAATACTGAACAAGCAACATTAAATACAAGAGATTCTATAATTACAATGCAAAAAAACTTTGGTGTAATGCCCGAAGAAGCAGCAAATGTAAATAAATTATTTCAAAATATAGCAGGTGTTAATCAAGGAACAGCTCAAGCTCTCTCTGAACAAGTTGTTTCACTTGCAGACCAAAATAAAGTTGCACCTGGTCAAGTAATGAAAGACATTTCAGATAATGCAGAAAACGCAGGAAGATTTTTCAGAGGAAATACTAAAGCTCTAACACAACAAGCAATTCAGGCAGCAAAATTAGGTACAAGTCTTACTGAAGCACTTGAAATATCTAAAGGATTATTAGATTATGATAATAGTATAAATGCAGAACTTGAGGCAAGTGCAATTTTAAATACAAATCTTAATTTTTCAAATGCAAGAGCATTAGCGGCAAGCGGTAATTATTTAGATGCACAAAGAGAGATTGTAAAACAAACTCAAAAAACATTAGACCTTAACAATCTTAATATGTACGAAGCTGAAGCATTAGAAAAGGCAACAGGAATGTCGGTTGTTCAAATGCAAAACTTGGCAAGAGTTGAGGAAATGAAAAACAAACTTGGTGAAGATGGAGTTGCATTATTAGGAGAAGAAATTAAAAGTGGAAAAGATTTATCAAAACTATCAGATGAACAATTAGCAGCGAGAACAAAAGAGTTGCAAGAACAAAAAAATATGCAAACTACTTTTGATAATATGGGAGCAAGTATAGCTTCAATTGGTGCAAAGTTAATAAACGCTTTTGCTCCTCTTGGAGAACTTATTCTTCCGGCATTAGAAATAATGATTTCAACTGTAAGTGGTATTAGTTCTGTAATTGGATACATAGCAGAGGGTTTCAAAGCACTTGCACCAGCATTGATGCCAGTACTTACTTTCTTTACTATAATGTATGCAAGAGCAAAAGCCGCAGCAATTATGGCAGTAATTAGTAAAGCTTGGACTGCATTGGGTGGTTTACCAGTTGTAGGACCAGTATTGGCTACCGCAGCAGTATTAGCAGGTGTAGGATATATTCAGAGTCAAGCAAAACCTGCAGCAGATGTTATGGCACCTGCAAGTGGTAGGGTGCAAATATCTACAAAAGAAAACGAACTATTTGAATTGTCACCAAATGATGATGTAGCTGCAGCGCCTGGTTTATTAAGTGGGTTAAGAAATAGAATGCAAAAAAGAAGAGAAGAAAGAGCATTCAGTAGAGCAGAAATGAATTTAAAACCTCTACTTGATAAAGTAGATATTTTAATTGAAACAACAAAAGGAAAACAAGTATTAGTAGCAGATGGTAGACAAATAGCAAATACGACTGCAAATCAACAAGAAGTAAGTTTAAAAAATAATTTTGGATTAAATTCCGCAATAGCAACATAATAAGGAGATAAGATGCCAACTATATTAGAATTATTTCAAAATAACCAAACACTTTCAAATCAGGTAAAATCTGATAAGAGAACATTGGTAGATGTTGAAACAAGTGGTATTCGTGTGGATACTAAGGTAGATGTAAATAATCCTGCAATTTATGGATTTGATAGTATTAGAATTACTCGAAGAACTACCGATATGTTGGATACTATGAAGAATGATAGAGGTACTCAAGGTTTGGGTGGTCTTATTGGTGGAACTATTGGAAAAGCAAAACAAAAAGCAAATAATTTAACTGCAAAACTATTAGGATTTCCTGCACCATTAAATCCCGCAAATGTAATTGCGATTGGAAAATCAGCTGGAGCATGGGCACCACTTACAGGATTTATACCTACATTTCCAAGAGTATTTGAAGATAATAGTTCTGTACAAAATATTTTAGGTAAATTTTCTTCAGTTTTTTCAGGAATACCTTATGGACCTGGAAATGAACAAGATACATCTTTTAATATCTCAAAAATAAAACATGGATATGGTGGTAGTGAAATAGGAAAACTTATAAAAAAATCATTAATGGGTCCACCATCAAACTTTCTTCCACAACTACAAGGTGGTGGTATTAAGTTAGTAAAAGATAAACTAAGAAATGCACTATTTGGAAACGGAAGTTTAAGAGACAATACACCAAAAAAACATCCTGAATTTGACGCATATGGTTCAGGTCCAAAAAAATATTCTTGGATTACAAGAGACTTAGGTAATGATATTAATCAAGATGGACCTATCACTGCAGAAGAATTTAAAGAAGTAAATCCTTTATTAGAGAAAGTTTCTCCTATATATGGTGTTCAACGAAAACCTAAATTTCCATGGCAAATTGGTGGTAAATTTGGAAACAATAAAACTAATTATGGATATAATGCTTACACTAATGATAAAGTTTCAAAATATTCACCAGTTGATGGAGAAAATTATTCTGAAATAAGAAAAGAAGATAAAAATTATAAAGACCTTTTTGATGATAACAAATATCATACGAAGAAATCAGGAAAGACATTAGATGAAAGAGGTGTTGGTGGTAAGGGTAATCATGAAATAGGATTAATATCTCCACAATCTGATGCTAAGATAGATGAAAAGGGTGTAATAACTGCTGATGGAGTAAATAAAGAATATTTCAAAGACTTAGTTCCATTTCATATTACAAGAATTGGACAAAAGAAAAATATATTTAAATCATATATTACAGGACTTTCAGAAACAGTATCTCCTTCTTGGTCATCAAACAACTTTATTGGTAATCCCTACAAATACTACATTTATGAAAGTATTGAAAGAAGTGTAACATTTACTTTGAATATTGCGGCAGAAAGTCCACAAGAATTAGCAAGAAACTGGGAAAAACTATCTCACTTAACAAAAGCGGCATATCCTTTAATTCCATATCAAGAGGGTGGTGAAAAAATATCTGCCAATATAGTAAGTCCACCATTTATAAGATTTACATTAGGTGATATGTATAGAGAAAGATTTGGAGTTTTAGATTCACTTTCATACACAGTACCAGATAACGCACCTTGGGAAACTGATATAGATGGATTTGTTTTACCTAAATTTATAGAAGCAACGATTACTATTAAATTTGCAGAAGATGTCGCATCAGGTAATGTTGACAAGTTATATGACTTTAAAAAAGACGGTACTAATTTTTTAACTAACCCTATTAATTAAAAATGAGTAATAGTAGATATTTTAACAATATAACAAAAACCAACAAGGATGGTAGAAAAGTTTATAAAGGAAAAAAATTAAAAAAAGTTCCTTTATCAAACGATGACAAATATATTGTAATACAAGATGGTGATAGATTGGATACTATTGCAAATCAGTATTATGAAGATTCTTCTTTATGGTGGATTATTGCAAGTGCAAATAATATTCACGACCCATCTTTTACTCTCAAAGAAGGAACCATACTTAGAATACCAATAGAACCATATGCAATTATAAATGAAAACCAAGGTTAGTTATGTCTCAATTTCCACAATTTTCTAAACCATATCCAAAATTACTACAAAAGATAAAAGGTAGAGCAGGTAGTAGTGCTTTATGGAACCAAGGTGGTCCAAATGGACTTACTCCTTGGATTAGAGTTATCTCTGGTGTTAAAGGAAAGGGTGAAGGTAAGGAAAATGGTTTAATACTTCAATCAAATTATCCTGAAGATGGTTTTAATATTAGATATGGTGGTACTAAAAGCCAACCAAGTGGAGTAGTTGGTTTTGACTTAAATTTGAATCCAGTAAAAGAGAAAACGGGTAGAAAATTAAGACCATCACCAATAATCACAAATTTAAATATTGATGAAACTGATATTGGTAGAAAGAAAACAAAATTTGATATTATATGTTATTCATTAGAACATATGGAACAAGTTGCAAAGTACTTTCTTAATCCAGGTTTTACAGTTCTTGTAGAATGGGGTTGGAATACAAAAGATGCAAGAAAGTCTTGGTGTGGTTATGAAAAATCTAAAAAAGGTAAAGTAGAAATAGAAGATATAGTTGCATATAACAATTTTAAACACATAAAAGAAAAAAGAGAAAAAGCAAATTACGAATACGATGCAACATTAGGATTTATAACCGATGGTGGTTTAGAATTTGGTGATAATGAAACATTTAAAATATCAGTAACACTTACTTCTATTGGAGAAGTTGCAGAATATATGCAAAATCATACAAGTGCAAAAAAAGATGGACAAATTTCAACCCCAACTTTAGATGAAAATCCTGAAGATGAAAGAGAATCTACACCAGAAGGAGAAAATCACTTAGAAGTTTATTTTAATTGTTTAGTTAATGACTTACCTTATGGTAAAAAATATAGTTTAAAAACATTTTATGGATTTGAATACCTATCGAGTACAAAGAAAAAACCTTTATTAAAATTAGGAAGTATTAAAGAACAGGAACCAGATAATGGTTATCATGATATTTCATCATTAGTTAATTTTAATAGAAAAATGATTGAAACCACAAATATGTATGGTGGTTTAAAATCATCAAGAGATACAAAAAAAGAACCTTATGGTGCAAATGAGGTCAAAAATTCTGACAATTATACTATAATAGATGAAGAAAGATTTATAAGATTTGAATTAGCAGTTGATATATTAAATTCAAATGTTTACGATTTAGATGGTACTAAAGATAACAAATCATCTTTAGTGATAAATATCCAAGATTCTTTTATTGGTGGTCATCCAAATATGTTCTCAACAGATGGTAGTAAATTATTTATACCAAATACACAAGCACCTGATTTTTCATTAGATGAACTTTTATTTAGTAAAGATAGTGATGCAGAAGAAATTAAAAATATTATTGAATGGAAAAAAGATGGTTTAGTAAAAAGCACAATGAATATGTGTCCAGAGCCAGATGGTACTATTACTTACAAAGGAACACGAAGTGCTAATGGTAGTAATACACCTCATGCATTTCCATCAACCTATGATTTAGATACAAAAGAAATTGATGATTATAAAGAATGGTATAATTTAGATGACACAATGGAAACCGTAAAGTGTGATAAAGGATATTGGGGGTGGTTAAAAAACCTTTACATAAATTATGATTTCTTTTTAGATACATTAGTAAAACCAAACTTATTTACAAAAGATATTTTATACGAACTTTTAAATGGTATGAGTACTGCTTGTGGAAACCAATGGAAATTTCAAATTGTAGAAAACCCTGCAAAGGATAAAAATGGACCAACTGAATTAACAGTAATTGATGAGTATTTTACTGGTTTAGCACAGTTAAATATAACTGATAATATTTTTCAATTAAGAGGAACTATATCTCCTTTTATATCAGCTGATTTTAAAACTGATGTTCCAAAAGCTCAACAAAATAGTATTATACAAAAAAGATTATCTCAAGATAATTCTTTTAGAACAGGTGATAATGGTGGATATAATGATGATTTGAATAGAAATGTTTTTGGTGATAAAACTCTTAAAGATGAAGTTTTAATAAAAATTTCACCAATAACAACGAAAGACTTAATTCCAACTAAAGATGATGAACAAAGAAAAGGGTTTGAAGAAAACAAAAAGCAAAATAAAAAAAATAAAGAATTCTTTTTAAAAAGAGGTACTATTATTTTTAAAAAACCATATCAAGCTGGAAAGACCTTTAATGCAAGAGGAAGTAGTGAATATGTAACAAAAGAGTTTATATCCATTGCAGCATGGAATGACCCAGATTTACTAAAACAATGTAGAATTAATGCATATGCAAAAAAAAGAGAAGAAGGACAAGATAACTTAAATATACCATATGGACTTGCAGAAGTAAGTTTTCAAGTTCATGGTATAAGTGGATTTAAAAGAGGAGATTATCTTCAATATGAAGGGTTACCTAACAACTTTACAACTGATGCTATTTATCAAGTACACGAAATTTCACATGAAGTAAGTAATGGTGGTTGGTTTACAAATATAACTACAAAAATGAGACCATATAAATTTTAATAATTAAAATGAACGAAAGATATAATCAAATACTATCAAATGAAGGAAAACAAATTAGAATACCTAATTTAAATTCATATGTACCTAAACCAAAAGATAAAGATTATGAAATTGGTTACATAAAAAGATATTTTGCACAAAAGGTAAATGATGAAAGTTCTCCAATAGTAGAAATATCAGCAACATCATATCAAAATCTATCAAACTCACCTTATTATAATAGAACTGATATAAGATGGAAAATTAGTGGTTTGTTAGAAAGTCGGGGTCATATTATAGGGGTAAAACAAGCAAACTCTAATTCTATACTCAGAGGTTGTAAAGATTTAAAGAATTTAAAAAATTATCTTTTAAATACACAACAATTTTATAAAAGTTAATATATATAAATATACAAACTAAATTAGGTTATATGAGTTATCTTACCAAAGAAGAAAAACAACAAATACTTTTTGATTGGAGATATAAAGGATTTACTACATTAAATCTTTTGACAGAAGAAGAATGTGATGAAATAAATGATGAGTTAGAAAGACTTCGTAAAGAAAGACAATCAACAAAAAAAGAAGATGGTAGTGATTGGGGTGATTGGGACCCATTTGCATATCCACATAAAAATTCAAAAATAATACAAAAATACTTTTCACATCCAAAGATTATAGAAATTGCAGAATTTATTATGGGTGGAAAAATCAAAGGAACTCAATCGTGGGCATATTTTAAACCACCTGGACAATTAGGTAGAGATATGCATCAAAATGTATTTTATACAGGTTGTGGTAGAAATCAAGTAATCAACACAGCAATTGCATTAGATAATCACGATGAAGAAAATGGAGCAGTTTGGTGTTATGAAGGTTCTCATAGATTAGGACTTTTACCAATAGAAGTTGATGAAGAAAGAGTAAAAACAAATCCTAAATTTTGGAGAAATGAAAGAGGAAAGGCTTGTGTAATGCCAGAAGGACATTCATTTATCAAATCAGATGGGTGTATGAAAAAAGGTCAAGTTTCAATTTTACATTCTCATGTAGTACATGGTTCAGAAACAAATAATTCAGATAGATTTAGAAGAAACTTATTGGGTGGATATCTTTTAGATGGTGCTACTTTTAAACAAGGTGGTCATATGAAAAGAGAACTTATAGACATATATTCAATGTTAAATAATACTTGGGAAAAATAAAGGAAAAAAGTTTGGATTTCTCATAAAAATTACTTATATTTGGGTATGATTAAAAAGTATCCAAAACAATTCAAAAAAGTTTCAGATTATTTAGAAAGTAAATTTGGAGTAAATGTATTACTTGGACAAATTACTGCTTTTATGGGTCATAAGAATAAAAAGATATTTATTCACCATAATCACAATTTGGAAAAGAATGGTTTATATGCTCTTTTACATGAAGTAGGTCATCTTCTTCAAAATGATGAAGATAATTACTTTAAAACCATAGATGAAGATAAAGAACCCAAAAAGTTTAAATATCACCAATATCTTAACGAAATCAATGCCTGGGAAAAGGGTCTAATATTTGCAAATAAATTAGGTATTAAAGTAAATATGAAAGATTGGGTTAAGGTTCAAAATGAATCTCTCTTAACTTATTTAAAAAAACTTTAAAAAAAAGTGTTAAAAAATTTGGAAATGTCAATTTTTTTTCGTATATTTACTATGTAAATGATTAATAATTAAACCTTAAAAGTATGAGTAAAAAAGTTAAAATATCAATTCAAGGAAATGAGTTCCTTTTACCTTCTGATTCTATTCAGAAGTGTACTTATGATAATGATACATATGTGAGTATGAGAGCTAAGTATGTTGCTTCCATAATCAAACAATATGTTAAGAAAAATTACCCTAACCTTAAAGTATGGAGTTCATCAGATGTTTATTCTGGTGGTTCATCTGTAAGAGTTGAAGTTTCAAAACCTGATGGTTCTAAAGTAAATCCAAGTGTATTCGAAGATATCTCAAGATGGAAACACATTTTACAAGGTGGTTCTTTTGATGGTATGTATGATATCTACAATTACAGAGAAGATAAACCTTCTACTGATAATGGTACTCCGATGAGATATTTCCCATCTTATGTATTTATCGAAAACAAGCCTAAATGGGGTTCTGTTGAATACTTCATGAATTCATGGTCTGAATGGACTGAAACTGATAGTGAGTGGAAAGATAACATCATCGAAAAGTATGGTAGTTGGTTAGGATACAACAAACAATATATGAGTGATTCAGTTTTCAATAAAGTTAAAGAATTAGTTTAATATGAGAATAGGATATAAAAAATTTAAAGAAATTAGAAAATGGTATGGTTCATC